CGTTGTCACGCTCAACATCGGGCGCATCCGCGACAAACCCCACACCGAAGTCGTCGTCTGGAACGAAATCAATCGGGGTCGCGTCCAATGGATCGGGAGATCCGGTGGCTGCGGTGTCGTCTGGGATGAAATCGACAACCATGTTAAGGCGCCAACTGGAATCCTTGTTTTACTGCTTGGTCAACTTGGTTGGACGGAATGATGCCCGTCTTGCCGTCTGGTGACACAACGCGAACAAACTGAGCCTGCTGCGGGGCTTGCGGTGACGGCGCGGGAGCAGCAGATGGTGCGGGGGATGGCGCGGGCGTTTGCTGCGGAGCCGCCTGTCCCGGCGTGTAGGTGCCAAGCGGTGCGGCGTCTTCGCCGAGGTCAATTCCTGCGGCATACCCCTTCACTTGCTGCCCGGTGCGCGGATCAATGATAGGCGCGGCGTTTGTCGCGTTTGCCATCGTGAACATCCCCTGCTGAGTGTTCAACGTCTTCGGCTCAATGACCATCGGTTCACCGTTAGGCTTGATAAGCACGTCGATCACGCGCCCCTCGGGATTGGTGATGGACATGAACTTAGGCTCGGATTGCGGACTAGCAGACAAAGCCTGCATCCGCATGTCGTTAAACTTCTTGGCTTGGTCGGCAATGAACTTGAACTCAGGTGAGTCGGTGCGCATCCGCACGCCGCGCACTCCCATGACTTCGTTTGCGAACCGCCGAAGATCATACATCATCGGCGCATTGGTATTGGTGAGCGCGTCCATTGTTAGAAGTCGAAGAAATCAGAGCCAGCACCCGGCGCCCCACCGCCACGGCTGCCATACAATCCGCTCATGGCCTCGGCATAATCCTTGTAGCCCTGCTTCTTTTGCAGCGCTTGGAACATCGGCGAGGCAATCGCTTCAAAAATGAAGGGGCGGACGTTGTCGTCGAGCTGGTTGTAGTTATTGAGAAATCCTTTGGGCAAAGCGCCGGCATCGGCCATCACGCCAACCGCAGAGTCCATACCCTTGAGCATGTCCTTCTTGTCTTTGTATTTGCCGTAGATCCCGCCGATGGCGGAAAGCGCCCCGCCGATATTGTTGCCAAGCTGGTTATACATATTGGCCTGCGTGTTGGCTGATGCGATCTGGCCGGCTGCCAATATCCGGCCGCTTTCATTTCTTTCGATTGGATTATATGCAAACATAGTTTTGTTCTCCTTCGTTGTTAAGCCGCCACGCGGCCGTCGATGATTCGTGTTATTGGCCGGCCGGACACGTTCTGCGAACGATGCTCAAAGCCCTGCGCTGAGTTGGCGTGATCCTCGTAAGGAAGATGCGCCGAGATGTTGTTGACTTGCGCGTTCAGCTTGGGGCACCAGACCGTGTTGGTCTCGGCGCGACTGATGCAGCGTGTGCAGACATGCGGGTAGTCGGCGTTGCGCGACTTGTCGGCGAGGTGGCTCCAAGATCCGGTGTTGTCCCGGCCGTAGCGCGTCTCATCATTTGGGATGCCCTCTGCCTCTAGGTATCGCCAGACATCCTCATCGCTCCAGTCCCGCATGAGGTAGAGCTGCGTCGGTGCGTCAGCGATGCGTTGAGCGTCAACCGACAAGGGGAGCAACCCCTTGATCGGGTCAACGTCGGCCGACTTCTGGCCATGGAAGCAGGCGTCCCAAGGCCAAGCAAAGGCGCCCAAGGGACGTTGCAAGGCGTCCAGACCGCAGCGCCATGGCTTGCCATCAACCGGAGGCTGCGAGCCTATCGAGATGATGAGCGCCGTCTGCTGCCCCCATTGCTGATACTTTAAGAAGTCGATCTGATGCTTGCCGTCCGGCGATGTCCCGTCAGTCAGGGCGACTCGGCTTGGCGGGTAATCATGCACGTCGAGATCCCATGCGCGGGTCAGTGCGTCAGCTAGTTCATAGCGGTCACGGAACCAAGGGTCGCGGTATTGCACGCATGGCAGCTTCACGCCGACCTTGTGCAGCAGAATGTGCAGCATGGCGTTGCTGTCCTTGCCGCCGCTCCATAGCACGCACGGGGCGCTGAACTCATTGAGCCAGCGTTCCGCCTTGCGGCAAGTGTCTGCGACAAGTTTGTCCATATTAGAGTGCCAACCCGACTCCGGTGAGAGCACCGCCGCCAATGCCGCCAAGCATGCCCATCATGCCCGACTGCCCCATGGCCCCTGACTGCATCGCCGCAGCCTGCATGGCCGCGTTGTTGTTGAGCACAGCATTGCGATTGGACGCCAGCATGTTCGTGTTAAAGGTTTCGATTCCGCCCGCAGTCCGCACGGCATCGCCAAACGTCTGGCCGATAAGCTGCGTGCCTTGCCCCATGGTGGCGCTGCCAAGCTGGAACGCCGAGTTGATGCCGCGCGCAAACGGATCAAGGTCTCCGTAGCCTGTCGCCAGTCCAATGCGGCGCTGGCGGCGGGCGAGGTCCAGTTGGTTGGCTCCGAGCGCAAACTGACGGCGCTGGTCGAGGCGCTGCTGGCCCATTGCGTCACGGTTAAGAATCTCCGCTGCGCTGCTACCCATCGAGGTGCCGAGGCCGCGAGCGGCGAAGGCGGCGCGCGCCGACTGCGTTGCGTCACGCTGCTGCTCGGCTGTCAGGGATCTTCCAAGGGCGAGTTCAGCTTCCGCGTCACGCTGGAGTTGTGCCTCGATGGCGCTGGGCGCCGAGGCCGCTTGCAACTCCTCGCCAATGACGCCGCGCGTGCGCTGGAGATATTCGTTGTCCAGCTCACGGCCGACCTGCCGCGCCGTCTCCATCTGGAGCGCGGTCATCTGCGGGTAAAGGCGCTGTAGCTGCGCCTCCTGTTCGCGCATCTGCGCTATGGCGCTGCGTGTGGCAGCGGCATACATGCGGTCGTAATCAATCGGCGCCGGTGCGGCTGGCACTGGTTGCGGCGCTGGTGCTGACGGTCTTCCTCCACCCATATTATTGTCCTCCTACTTTCTTAGTTAGTTGTTTCCACGAATAGACTCGCGGCTCAAAGCTCCCCCTGCGGCACCATGCCACAAAGGTCTGCGGATGCGGCGCCACACGAAGGCACTCCCGCACAGGGTTTGTGCCAGCAGTGCCAGCAGCCAGAGTGACGAACCAGCAGTTAGCTTCCCCGGGTTCAAAGTTTTGCTCCTCCGCGTTCCACCGGCAGGCTTTGGCCAGCATGAAGCAGCTTGGGCTGTTCCACACATAGCCCGCCGACAGATGCTCGCCGACTGCTTCCCAGAAGTCTTGTGTGCTGTGGTTGTCCCACCAGTGTTTTGCCTTTTGCCATGGGGTCATGCTTAAAACTTGATGCAATAGAGCATGGCAATGTTCTTCGGGCGAGTTTCGGTGCCGCCGGTTGCTCCAGTTGTCCTTGAGGTGTCCGTTGCTCCGTCCATGCCCGATCCGCCTACCACAGAAAATTGAGATGTGAATGAGTTTCTGACATCGCCGTAGCTGTGCGTATGGCTTTTAAGATCATCCGCCTGCTTGGTGCCAAACGCCCCAGCCGCAGTGCCGTCGCTGTTGGTTCCACTGCCGCGCACAAAGTAGCCGCGAAGATCGGGCAGCGCGAAAGTCGTGCTGCCGTCACCCACGCCGTAGGTCGTGCCGATGGCGCTGAATAGCGCGGCGTAGGTGCTGCGGCTTACTGCGGTGCCGTCTGCCGCCAGCCAGCCTGCGGGGGCGCTGTTCATGGCAAAGGGCATGATGGCACCTGCGGGGAGCAACGCCTGTTGCGCTGCCGTTGAGAGCTTGCTCGCCGCAATCGCCGCGCTCGCCGACACATCGGCGTCCACAATGGTCCCAGCCGTCAGCGCCGCGGTGGACTGAGCGAGCTGGTTGAGCGTTGATGGCAAGACGGTCTCGCCGGAGACAAAGGTTTTGATGGGGGTGATCGTGAGTGTTGCCATGGTTTTGTTCCTTAGTTGTTACGCTGCGTTCCTTGTCTCGGTCGGCGGGTTGCTCGGCCCTGCGGCTTCGATTGAGACGTTGCGGATCTCCGGCCGGTTGGCCGTGGTTAGAAATTCCAGTTCGCAGTAGTGTGCTTTCTGCCGGATTGGCTGCTTGAGCGTGTAGTCCTCTGCCAAGCCGGACGTGTTCGTCTGTCCCGGCACCAGCGTGATCGTGGCGTCGGGGTTGATCGTGATGGCCTTGACCGTGACCGAGCCGGTGTTAGGCAGGACGACATCGGCGAGGCTGCGGACGAAGCGTTTCGTTGACATGCTGCCCATGCCGTAGCGGCGGGTGACGATGCGGCCGGGGACCGGCGTGATGACATCGGCCTGCACGTCGGGCGACTGGTCGCCTTCTTCGACTTCATCGAGGAGCATGAGGCGGCCGGCCTTGTTGCTGACAAAGAGGCGGCGCTCGTTGGCGCGGGTTGCCACTACGAAGTCATCCACGCCGAAGCCATAAATGTCGCGCGTCTCCCACTGGTCGTTCAGTGCATTGTAGAGGAAGACACCGTTGTTGCTGTCGGCACCGGCCAGCGGGACGGCGAGGTAGTAGCGGTTGGAATACCAAAGCCCGACCGAGTTCTTGAGCAGGGTGGCGTTGAGGTCGTCGAGCTGGTTGGCGATGGGGTCGCTGAGAGGCTTGGTGTCGCCGCGCAACTTCAAGTCGAGGCGGCTGTCGAGACGGTAGACACCGGAGTCCGAGAGGAAATAGACGAACTGCCCCGCCGTGGCGATGGAGCGGCGGGCCGCGCATCCGACCTCGTCGGTGAGGAGCGTGAGCTTACTAAGCGCCGTGTCGATGGCCGTGCTGGCGCCGTCCACGCTGGCGAACTGATTGACCTCCGCGAGCCAGATGGACTTTCTACAAAAGACGAGGAAGCTGTTCTCCACCCACGGATGGACCGCGACAACGAAGTCATTGCTGCCCGCACCTGCGCGGAACGACTGCCAGTAGGGATCGTAGGTGTTCGCATCGAGGATGTCCGA